TTATCAGCTAAAGCCGACGAAAGTCTGGGATTCTGCTCTCAGGTTTACGGCTGGCATGTATCAATCCGGTACGCATATGTGCTTGAGCTTTACCGGCCCTTACAAGCACCTGAAGCTCTCAAAGGGCGGGGCGATCTTGACCGACGATGAAGACGCCTGTAACTGGTTTAAGAGGGCGCGATTTTCAGGCAGGGGCGAGTGTTCCTACATGGAAGACGAGTTTTTCATGCTCGGGTGGAATTACTACATGATGCCTGAACTGGCGGCTAGAGGACTGCTTTTGATGACTGGCTTCTACGAAAACGGGAAGCCGAAGCAAACGCAAGACCTTGAACTCAAATTCCCGGACCTCTCGAAATTTCCGATATACGGGCATGAGATGTAATGCCGGCATGAGATACGTTATTTTCGGTTCAGGAGGTCTCGCAAAAGAGCTAATCGGCTATGGCGTTGACCCGCTCTACATCGTATCTACAGAGCCATTGAACAACGGTGATTATGAGTTCCAGGTCAGGGACAAGGTTGGGCCTTTGAATGAAAACGTGCGGTTTCTGCTTGCCGTTGCAGATCCTCAGATCAAGCGGAAGATCGTCTCTGAGAACGAAGACCGTTGGGATACATGGATTCATCCGTCTTGTCATGTTTCGAGATACGCCAAGGTCGGGAAGGGCTGCATCCTGGCTCCGCAGGCATTGGTTTGTGGAGATCCGGTAATCGGTGATTTCGTGTTCATGAATACCAATGCGACGGTAGGGCACGACACGAAGATAGGCAGTTACTCAACGCTTTTCCCAAATACTGAGGTATGCGGGAACTGCGATGTTGGGGAGGACTGTCTTTTCGGAATCGGTTCTTATGTCCTACCCAAAGTGACGCTTCCTCAAGGAACGAAAGTATCAGCGGGTGCCGTTGTAAGAAAATCTCCTCCTGATAACAGAACGCTATACGGAGACCCGGCGAAATGCTTGTAATAGCAACCCCTGCTTACGACGGGAGGCTTTCGACGGCATACACGCATAGTCTCTTGCAGACGCAGGTGGCTCTTGCTGTAAACGGCATTGGCATGGCTCCGATCTTCGAGACTGGGAATGCCTTGCTGGAGTATGCAAGAAACCTGCTTGTAGACCGATTTCTTCAGTCAAAGGCAGAAGCGTTGATGTTCATCGACTCTGACATCGGTTGGGACGCCAGGGACGTTTTAACGCTCTACAAGTCTGGTTATGAAGTCGTTGGCGGGGTAGCCCCTATGCGGCATGACGGGGAAGGTTTTTGCGCGAAAGTCATTCCCCATCAGAGCGGGATTTACCTGGATGTTGAGCATGTTGGGACAGGGTTTTTGCTTATCAGACGCACTGCTTTTGAAAAGATGGACGTTCCTGTTTTCACAGATCCAAGGTCTAAAAGAGCAGTGAAGGCGTTTTTCGAGGTCGTTATCGAGAACGGCCAGATGTACGGTGAAGACGTTGAGTTTTGCAGGCGCTGGAGGAAAGTTGGAAAGATTAAAGTCTTCCCAGATATGAACCTCCGGCATATCGGTAGTAAATCATGGACCGGCAATTATGCCGACTTTTTGGAGACATCAGGTGCGACAAGACAGAATCCCAGAGGAATTGAGGAAATATTACCAAAGCCTTCCGCCGGTGCGTACCAAGGTGAAGCTGTATCACCGTGAACTGGGTACGCAGATCGTTGACCGGGACCGGGTTGAAAGAATGCTCAAGGACGGTTGGGTGGACTCCAAGAGCAAGCTCAAGATCAAGGTTGATATGGGAGAGACGGTTGAGTACATGACCCGAGACCAGTTGATCGAGTACGCGGAAAAGAAGTTCATCACCATCGACAAACGATGGACGGATGACAAGATCAGACAGGCGATTGCAGGCTAATGGCTATTGTCGTTGCATCCTCGCTGGCGGTTACGGCGAATGACATGATCGAGCGGGCCATGCGGCTTGTGAAAGCCCTTGGCACTGGTCAGACCATGACCTCAGAGGAAGGGGTGACGGGTCTTCATGCCCTGAATTCCATGCTGGACTCGTGGAACCTGGAAAAGCTGATGGTGTTCTACTTCAATCAGATTTCCGGCTCCCTTCCTGCCGCGACGACTTCAAGAACCATTGGAGACTCGGGTAACTACGACACCGTAAGGCCGGTCAAGATAGATACGGCTTTTCTAAGGTCTGGGAGCAACGACTATCCGCTTGAGGTAAGGCCGATTGAAGAATACGACGCGATTGCGAACAAAACGTCTCAGGGTGTGCCTGAATTCCTCTATTACGCGCCGGATTTCCCATTGGGGATTCTGTATTTCTATCCCGTTCCGAGTGCTGCTTACACCTTGTACTTGAGACACGAAGAGCAGCTTGAATACTTTTCTAGTCTTACTGAAGAAGTCTATTTGCCGCCAGGGTATAGAAGGGCGATTGAGTACAACCTTGCTCTCGAAGTGGCTCCTGAGTTCGGCGTTGAAGTTCCTGCAGAGGTTTTCAGGAATGCCAGTCTTTCGAAAGGGGCCATCAAGCAGGCGAACTACAGGCCGAGACCTGTAGGGGTGGAGGTAGGTTTGATGAATTACTCGCATTCGGACGTAACCAATGGCTAGGGTTCCTCTTTTCGGGGCCGGGCTTCATGGGAAGTCTGTCAACGTCTCAGCGCAAAGACGGGTGAATTTCTATTCACAGGTAGAACCTGTTGAAGACAAGACCAGGATTACGTTCTTTGGCACGCCGGGGCTTGAGCTTTTCACGAACTTTGGCGATACCCCGGCCAGGGGAATGATTTCTGTTGGCGATTTTGTCTATGTCGTTCACCGAGGGACTTTCTGGGAAGTGAACAACGCCGGAGTACAGACCTCAAGAGGGTCTTTGAATACGACGACTGGCCGTGTAGACATGCGTTACAACGGCACGCAAATCCTGATCGTGGATGGAACGAACGGGTACACCTACACCATTTCTACAACGACTCTCGCGGAGATTTCGGACTCAGATTTCATTGACGCTGCCGGGTCTTGTGCGTGGCAGGATGGGTACTTCATCGTCGCAAACGGACGGGAATTTGCTGTTTCGAGTCTGGATGACGGAACGGCGTGGGACGCAACAGAAAGAGCGGATGCCGAGGCTAACCCGGATGAAATAATCAGGGTTTATGAGTCTCGCGGAGAAATCATTCTATTCGGGCCGAAGACTACTGAGTTCTGGGCTAACACAGGCGCTTTGGATTTTCCTTACGGGAGAATCGGGAACGGCGTCATAGATTGGGGTTTGGCGGCTAAATGGTCGCTGGCTCCCTATGAAGGGACGGTGGCAGGGTTATTCCAGAACGACTCTGGAAATGTCCGAGTAGGGCTTTTGAATGGGTATTCGGTACAACCTATATCTACTCAAGACCTCGATTTCCTGATTAACGAATACTCCGTCGTTTCTGATGCGACGGCTATTTCATATAGACATTCCGGGCATTCATTCCTTCAATTGAATTTCCCGACCGCTCAAAAGTCATGGCTCTTCGATGGGTCGATGTGGAATGAACTCGCTTCAGGAACTGGAAGGCATAGGGCTGAGATTGGGACTGTTTATCTGGACAGAATCGTAGTGTCTGATTATGAGAGCGGGAAGCTTTACCGCATCACCCCTAATGTTTTCACTGAAAACGGGGAGACAATTTACTCCGAGATTATTTCAAGGCATCTGACGAATGACGGGAATTATTTCTCCATTTCAAAGCTGTGGGTGGACATGGAAACCGGAGTGGGAACGACTTCAGGGCAAGGATCTGACCCGCAAATCATGCTCTCGATCTCAAGGGACGGAGGTCATACCTACGGGAATGAAATCTGGGCGTCTTACGGTGCTTTGGGGAATTATGGTACTAGAGCGGAATTCAGGCGCTTGGGAAGGGCTTTGGATTTCGTGTTCAAGCTGAGGATTTCCGACCCAACGAAGCGGGTAATAATGGGGGAAGGCTATTTATGATCCCGACAGAACTTATTCAGAATGAAAACCTGCTCTCAAGGGCGTGGTCGTTCTGGTTTACGAAAGTG